CAAGCGTTGCCAGAAACCAGAGCGTTGCCAGAAACCAGAGCGTCGCCAGAAACCCGAGCGTTGCCAGAAACCAGAGCGTTGCCAGAAACCAGAGCGTTGCCAGAAACCAGAGCGTCGCCAGAAACCCGAGCGTTGCCAGAAACCAGAGCGTTGCCAGAAACCCAAGCGTTGTCCCCGTCGCTAAGGTTTTCTTTCTTTTCAATCCAACCGCCTAATTCTCCTTTAACCACACCCCCGAAACTCATTTCTGCTTTGATTTGGAACAGGGTAATTCCGCACCAAATCTTTGTGTTTTTTGTTAGACTAAATTTCATATTGTTTATTTTAATTTCTTATAAAAATTCTCTTTCTTTTCTTCGGAGACCCATTAGGCACATTCCCACCAGCCGGGGTGTTTCTTGTATTGTCGCATAAAGCACTTAATTTGGTCAATGTCGCTTTCTATATTCCCCTCGCAGTAATGAGAAAAAGTCAGAGGCATAAACATATAAAGTCCGGTGGCACTACTTCCTTCAAAGTTCTTGCGATATTTTCCTAATTGTGACTCGCACTTCGCTATCCTTATCGCCACTATCGGGTCAAAGTTTTCTTCTATGGCTATTCTGGTTATCGTTTCAGTGATAGTGGGGCAGACAGGTATAGGAACGGCACATATCCAGGCGGCCATTAAGAATGAGCATACTAACATATCAATACTCACTAATTATTCGGCTCATTTCCTTTATGTAAAAATCTTCTTTTTCTAAGTCGCTTCCAGTATCTTGCCATCTTTGTTCTATCTTCCATCTAAGGGTTTGGCTTTGGGTTTTAACCTTAGGCTTGCTCTTTATTATTTCTTTCTCGCTGATAATGCTAACTTCGGACATCTCGCTTAATCGCAAGGTGAAAATCTTATTAAGGGTTTCGTTATCGTTCGGGATTTCCTCGGACTTGCGGCACTCGCAATCGCCGATAGTAAGGTCATAAGACTTACCGATAGTAAGGCCAGACATTATATTGGAACGACCAGTAATCTTTAATTGGTTTTCGTTAATGGTCATATAAAGTTATCTATTAAGTCTTGTAGCTCTAAAATCTTTGCTTCGTAATATCGCTTGGTATTACATATCGGATTAGGCACTTTCTTGGCTTCCTGTAATTGTTTAAGCCACGATTCGCCGTAAGAGAAATTAACAAAGTTATGTATATCAGGATTACCGTTATGGTGCTTAAAGTGGCACCCAGCACACAAAGGAATAAGATTAAGAAAATTATAGCGTAAGTTTCCGGCCGAGGACTTAGGATAGTAATGGTGGGCGCAACTCATCGTATTTCCACAGACGATACACTTGGTATAGTTTAATTTGAAAAGTTGCTGTAAAAGTTTGTCGGCGGAGTGGCTATAATGCGATACTGGCCAGACTTTTTTGGGCTTCATTTTCATATACGATTTAATTCCTTCTTTTTATCGCAAAGTTCCTTCTTCTCCGCCTTTAATTTTTTTAAGGTTTCAGGTCGGAACAAGTCTTTTACAAGACGACCGATATTCTGTTTAGAACATCCATTTTTATCTCCTATTGACTCGTAGGTTTCATAGTTTTGGACTCCCCGGACTACTTCGGCTCTTAGTGTTTCGTTCTTTGACATATTTATTAGTTAATTTCCAAGTTTCCCTATTCCAATTTCTCTGAGGCCTAACCCGTAGTTTGGTTTTGAAATAGGGTTTATCTGAAAATTACGCAGTCTAAAAGGGAATTTTCGCAACGTCAATAGTTTCTTCTTCTGGCTTATTTGGTGTTCCAAAAAATACCCCATCCGCCGCAACATTTTCTGGCTTCCCACTATATTCCTCAATGGAGTTTGGCTCGCTTAGCCACGCTATCGTTCTGTTAATGCCGTGGGCGGTCTTCATCTCTCCGGTCTTCTTGTCTTTGTATTCGTAGTCATTAGGGGTTTCCTTAAAGGCAATACCAACAGATGAGCCAGCCATTAATCCTTGTGATTTGAATTGAGAATAGGCTTTGGTTTCGCCGCCATCCTGTTTAGTGAGAAATAAGGCATACTTAGTCTTCTCGTTCTCAAACAAGTTGTAGCCGATAATAGTTTCCGTGCCCTTCTTCTTGATTGTGCTAACGGACTCAATGTTGATAATCTTCTTCTTGATTTCGTCGTTCATATTATTTTAGTTTGCTAATTTGGTTTTGAGCCAAAAGAGCTGATTTATAAGTCTTTAAGATTGAGGTTTCCATTAATTCCGTATCAAGGTCGGTCGTGGGGAGTCTATGTTCGCATTCAATAAACCCCTTAAAAATGACTTGACTTAGAATTAGAATGTTTTGGTCTATCATATTATTTATTAATTAAACCCCTTGAATTAAGAACCTGTTTCACACTTACCCAACGCTTGAACCCCAGGAGATAAAGAATATACTTGTATTGCTTTTCGGTTAGTCGTGCCATTACTTCTTCTAGATTACTCATATCAAGACTGTCGGTGTGTTCTGAGTAGACTTTGTCTGTGAATATATTTCTTAATACCTCACGCTGATTTAGACTTATCATTTGTCTTGGTTCGGTTATGTTCATATTAGGATAAGATTAATTGTCCATTAACATCACTTACTTCCACACAATCTCTTAATGATTGACCGACCCAAGAAAGGGCGTTGTCGGCAGAAAACAGATAGTCAGGGAATTGTTTTTCTATCTTAATCTCTAACTGATGCTCTTCAAACGCTTCTGTAAATTTATTTGACATATAGTTATTATTTAATTATTATATTGACTGAGGCACAAGCAAATTGGAGCTATGGCCTTTCAGCGTTTTATCCTTTCGGCAAGTGCCTCAGTCTTAATATTCTTTTGTTAAACCTACTAACAGTTTAGCATAGGTAAATATAAAGGTCAATACACAAGGCAACTAATAAAATGTTGAAAAATGGGGCTTTTTTGACTACTTTTCAGAGTTTTCCACACCCCCTACGACCAAATAATTATTTTTTCTAAAAGTTTTTATTTAGTTCCTCTAAACAATCTTCACAATAACGGCCTTTTATTTTACCACCACACTCGGGGCAGAGTGCTAAGTGTTTGCTGGTATTACTATTATATATTTTATTACATTCTATACATTCTAATTCAATTCCTTTTTCTCCTTTAATTATTTCACAACCAACTCTTTCTTTTATAACCTCACAATACTTTTCGTCTTGTTCTATTAAGATAAAGTTTCGATTGGTATTTTTACAGGCTACTCCAGTAGTTCCACTTCCCGCACAATTATCTAATACTAAGTCGCCTTCATTAGTGTATGTTTTGATTAAGTATTCAAATAGGGCTACTGGTTTTTGTGTATTATGTAATCTTTTTGAGTAATGTAATTCATTTTCCTGATAGCTATGAATAAATATGCTTCCTGGGTATCTTTTTCTTTCATCCTTTTGTGAAGTATATTCCTTTAAATCTCCATAGATAGTATCTTGTTGTGCTTTTGTATTATTTTTGATTCTATCTCTAATATTTTTTTTATCAGCTTCATACATCTGTGGGTTATAAATAGTATTACCCTTAGAAAAAATTAGTATGTTTTCGTGTTGTTTTAATGGTCTTTTTTTAGCCTGATAAAAATCTTTTCCTGAAACCTTATCCCAAATCCACTCATATTTAAAAATATCTCTAGCTGAATTTATTAAATCTGTTGTAAATGGTTGTGAGGAAGTTAAAACTATTGCCCCGTTATCCTTAATTATTCTCTTATACTGTTCCCAGAGTGGCTCAAAAGGAATGATGGTATCCCACTTACAAGCTGTTGTTCCGTAGGGTAAATCGCATAAAATCATATCAATAGACTTATCGTCAATATCTTTCATTACTTCTAAACAATCTCCTTGATATAGTTTATTCATATTTTTTCTTCGTGATAACAAGCCAATGGACAAGCAACTTGTGGCTCCTGCCACGCCAGACTAACCTTATAATGATTAAAAAGTTCTCTTGTGGTTGAATACCGCACTCCGTTATAGTGAAAGCCAAGCAATAAGGCTTCGGGGAATTTCTCATAGATAGCCTTGTTGAAAGCACACGACCCCTTACAATCTCCAGTCCATATTATATGCTTGCTTTCAAGCCCTGTTCGGAAAAGGATTTTCTTTTGGTCATCGTAGTAATATGAGGCAAAACCATTAACCTTATTTACCATATCATTTAAGAAACTCCGGGGCATCTTTTAACTTCTCCTCCCCCTCGGCTTTATTAATTCTTTCTGTTATCTCTACAAGGTGAAGCTCGGCCTTTGAATGAGTTGGATGATAAGAAAGATGAGCGACAAGACCCTCTCTTAGTTGTTTAAGATAGTTGGTTCTGTCTAACATATTTTTCAATTATTAAATCTCTAATTATTCTCATCATAGACTTCTCTTGTTCTTTCTTCTGTTTACGAAGAATAGCGTAGCATTGTTTATCTATGCCCACCTTTTGCCAGACCACAATTTCTGGCTGTCTTAGTTTACTTACCATATATGATTATATATTACCCTAAACCCCCACCGCAGCCATTTGCCTAATCTTAAGCAGTATCTATCATATCGGTATGTAGTATAGGGTTTATCAAAACTTGTTATCTTAGGGGGCGTGGCTGTGGTTGTTAAAGAAGTTATTCTGCTTTGAGTTGAGGTGTCCGTATGCGTGGGATAGAGTCTAATTATTTTGGCTCGCTCACTCTCTATGGGTCACGAGTTATTTATATCTTTATAATAGCACTTTAAACGGTCTACTTCAAATCAGCTAATATTAAATAAGATTAAGGCTTTTCCACAGCCCTTCTTTTAGCATCTTTTTCATTTTGAATTATAATCCGACATTTTGAACAATATCTAGCAGACTCGTGTTGATAGTTAAACGGGTGTCCGCATTTTTCGCAAGACTTATATTTAAACTTTGAACTTGTGCCGAGATACCAGCCCCATTCCCAGCCCGTCTTGGAACACCTTACATTGTGGGTGTGGCAAATTCTACTAACAACCGGAGATTTATAATAAGAGTGTATGCTATCTCCTATCATAACTACCATTTCAATATCACAACCCTTATCACGGGAATGGAACCGCTCGTGCGGTAAATATGATTTAAAAAAAGGAGAGTTATAAAAACCCTCCTCCAATGGAGTATTTTCCACGGTAGCACTATCCACTCTTTCCTCTGGTTCTAACCACTCTTTTGATATGTTCATAACAAGCACTATTATTTTATACCCATATAGAAACAATGTCAAGTGGTCTATATTTTGGCTAAGCATACAAGATTAGTAGAATAAGGTTTTATATGCTATTATGAATATGTAAATTATTTCTGTACCCATCCCAATTGAAGTTCGCTTGACCCCGACAACGGGTCGCCAAAATAGTGAATGGATAATGAGACGGTCTGGAAACAATTTATTTGGTGTTCATTTGTAGAATAATAGCTATTTCTATAAGACTGATTCAATGGCTAATTTAGACATAATCAGAGAACGCCAAAGTGTAACCCCACAATAACAAGTTGGGATTTTTTGGCGTATATAGGTATGGCAGAACAAATCGTTTATCATATTGGTTATCCAGAAATGGAAAATGAAGATACCACGGTAGATTTATCTGCCAAACTTAGACGTAAAATTGAGCAAGATATAAAACAAAAGAAAATGCGTAATTTACATACATCCGCTTCTTAAGAGTTCTTAAGCACAGAATACGGTTGATGAATTCTACATTACCGAGCTTAGTAAACTTGGGGGAAATTAATTACTTCTCATAGGAGGCGGAAATATGAAAACTAAGCTTAAAATTGGCGGTATCATCTACTCTATTGTCTATAAGGATTTAGGAGATGATTGCGGACACACGGATTTTTCAACCAGCACCATTGAGATAGACGAGGGGCTGAATGAAGAACAGAAAAATGTTACTTTGGTTCACGAAATTCTTCATTGCCTAAATAATCAGTTAAGCGAAAATACAATTGAATTTTTAGCACAAGGTTTATATCAAGTTTTAAAAGATAATAATTTAAAAAAGTTATGACTAAAGAATCATTGAAAGTAAGAGCTTATGACCTTTTAGCCGCCTTGGAGCAGATTCAAAGAGAGCTTAATCAGGTTAATCAGAACATTGCCAATTATAAGGAGGAGGTTCCGATTGACGATGTATTAAAAGACTAATATGAAAATGACTTTAAAAATGGCCAAGAAGATGCCTTTAAGCAAATTAGAATCAAAACTCCACGAGAAAAAAGAATCTAAGGGTAAATAAAATAATAGTTTAAACAGATGGGTGGACAATTTGGCAATAAGGGAGGTGGAAGACACACCGATAGAGAAATAGTTAAGAAATGGATAGATGAAGATTTAGCCAATAGTATTGCTAATCGTGAACTACAAAGAATTAAAGAACAGGAAAAGATTGAAACTAAAGATATGTCTGTAATTGTTATGCCAATTGTTCTAAAAGGAATGACCGAAAAGAAAGATATAAACGCTAATGTTTCAATGACAGTTAATATAGATAAAGACATAGCTGACACTTTTAATATAAACGATTGTGTTATTGACACCGAGCCAAAAGATAATAGCGAGGGACAGACACCGATTCAAAGTAATTAACTGTGGTCGGCGTTTTGGCAAGACCGTATTTGAAACAGAATCTATAAAGGGTTTGGCAATCGCAAGAGAATCAAGACAATGTTATCTTGCTCCCACATTAGGCGAAGCGAGGGAAATTGCTTGGAATATTTTAAAAAAGGAATTAGTCGGAATCGCTACAAACATAAACGAAACCAGATTAGAGATTACTGTTCGCAATTTACAGGGAACAGAATCATTTATCATTTTAAAAGGTTGGGAGAGCGTTGAGAATCTTAGAGGACAATACTTTGATAAGATTATTCTTGACGAAGTCGCTAAATATAAAAACTTTTGGGCTTTATGGCAGGAGGTTCTGATTCCGACCTTGACGGACAGAAGGGGCGGAGCTGATTTCATCTCAACCCCCAGAGGGTTTAATCATTTCTACGACCTTTACAATAAGCATTTAACAGATGAGAATTGGGGAGCATTTCACTTTACAACCTACGATAATCCTCACATTTCAAAAGAAGAAATAGACAGCTTGAAGGCTCAGATGACTGATACTCGTTTTGCTCAGGAGTATCTGGCTGACTTTAAGAAGAGCGAAGGGCTTGTTTATCAAGAGTTTAAACGTAATCTACATCTGTTTGATAAAGCACCGGAAGGAATCATTGAAACGATGGGTGGCTTGGACTTTGGCTTTAATCATCCAATGGCACTTCTTACTATAAAGGTTGATTACGCTAACAGATATTGGGTGACGAATGAATGGTATAAATCATCTCAGACAAATGACCAGCTGATTGAGAAGATACAGAGCCTTAAACTGGCTAAACTTTATCCCGACCCTGCTTCTCCTGATAGAATTGCTGTCTTACAGCAACACGGAATAAACTGCTTAGAGGTTAATAAAGGCAAGGACTCAATCATTAACGGAATTAACATTGTAAGAGAGATGTTTAAGCAGAACCGCTTATTTATCCATAACTCTTGTATTAACACAATCGCTGAGTTGGAAAGCTACTGCTATGACCCCGATGACCCATTAAAGGAAGTTCCGCTAAAGGAGAATGATGATGCTATGGATGCTTTGCGTTATGTTCTGATGATGAACAATCAGCCTGTTATTCAAGACTTTAATTTACAAAATAGAATAGAGCGTAATAGAGAAACGCAGAATAATTTTAGATAATATGGCCTACACAAGTATTTATAGTCAGATAAGAAATGAAGTTCAAGACTATACCAATAACTTCATAGAAATAGTATACGGGTATCTATTTAATTCTTACGAGACAATCAAACGTTGTCATTCTTACTATAACTCCCAGTTTCAAGATAAGACGAAAATATCGGGCTTAGAGAAAATCTTTTATAACATCTCAAAGCTAAGAGCTAAGGTTGCTTCTAAGCTCCTTAAGTTTGATGCTAAAGATATTGTTTTAACAGCGACTAATCCTCATAGTGTGATGGCCGCTTTTTTATTACAAGAAGAGTTGAAGCAGTGGAATAGAGAACATAATGTTCAGAAGATGTTTGACGCCATTACCCGCAAGGCTCCTATCTATGGTTCAGTCTTTATTGAAAAGATGAAAGAGAAATGGGATAAAGGAGTTTTAGATTTAAGACGAATGGCTTTTGACTCGACCGCCGAATCAATAGAGGAATCACGCTTTGTTACCTATAAATACTATTTAACCGATACACAGTTAAGACGAATGGCTAAGAGTAACGGCTGGGATAAAGACGCTGTTGAAGAAGTCATTAGAAAGGATAGAAACAAGAACGGAGAAGCTCCCAAGTCTTATCCGATGAGAGAAACGAATGTATCTAACATTATTCGTTCCTCAACCTATCACGAGGTGTGGCGTAGATTTGGTGAAGTTCCTAAAGGCTGGCTTGAGAAGGGAAATGACGCACGAGGTTATGAAGAAGATGAGATGGTTCGGTCTGTCTTTATTGTTGCCAACCCTTTTGACCTTACCAAGAATCAAGAGAATAACGATGTAGACGGAGGCACTATTCTATACAAGAGCGAATGGAAGAAAGACTGGCCGATTAAAGGCTATAATTATGATTCAACTGAAGGTCGTTTATTGGGAGTTGGTGTCATAGAGGATTTGTTTCCGGCTCAAGAGAGAGTGAATGAAATGGCTAATCAGAAGAGAATAGCGATGGCTCTTTCCGCTTTACATATCTTTCAGACGCAAGACCCGACTATCGTTCAAAATATCCTAACAGACTTACAGAGTGGCGATGTTATCCGTTCTGGGGCGCAAGGTGGTCTTACCGCTTTGGCTAATGAGGAAAGAAACATTGGAGCATTTGAACAGGAGGAAGCAAGATATTCTCAATTAGCTTCCGAGGTGTCGTTTGTTAACTCAGTATTACTTGGAGAAGGAATGAGTGGAGGCGGAAGAATGACTGCTACAACTTCAGCGATAATGAATTCTAACTCTTCATCTGAGTTTGAGTCAAAGAAAGCTGAATTACTTTTGGTTTTAAAAGAATACTATAAGGATATGATACTCCCTGAAGCGATTAAAGATTTAAGTGTCGCCCACGTGCTTCGCTTCTCCGGTTCTCTTGATGATATGAATTACTTTGATAACGAATACGCCAAGATACTTGCCAATCAAAAGATTATTAATGGCGAGGTTCAAGTTGAGGGTCAAGACGATTACAAGCTCTTGGTTTCCACTATTGTTTCCAAACTTAAAGGAATGGGTAAAGAACGCTGGGTAGAGATTAAAGACCAAATGTATAAGGATGTTGAGTTTGACTTTGAGTTCATAACCAAAGACGAACAGACCAAGACCTTGGCTTTGATGCAACAGTCATTCCAGTTCTTATCAAGTGTCGCTCAGAACCCCGCCTTACTTGATAACCCGATGGTCAAACCCATTTTTATGAAGATAAACACCATGATGGGTATTAATCCTATGGAAATAGAATATGCCGAACAATCACAGAAAGCTAATATGGCCACTCAGCCTATGTTGGGGCAAGGTCAGACACCCCAGGGGGGTATGGCTCAGGGTCAGCCGATGGCTAAACCAATGCAAGCAATGCCAGTAAGATAATATGTCATATACCTGGTATAAGACAAAAGAGTTCGTAAGAATAATTATTTGGGCAATTAAACGAAAGGCTAACCTAATTGTTTGGTTTAAAATCGCTTTTGATAAAGATAATAAAAGTTTCTGCTATTGGATTTACGAATGTGAAAGGAAAATAAAAGAGTGTGAGAAAAGGCATTATGATAAGTATTTTGAAATGCTTAGAAAGAAAAATCCACACATATATGCCGCCAATAATAATAGAAGAAAACGAATATGATGACGAAGGATAAGATTCTTAAATTTACTCAGGACCCCGATTTTCAAGAGTTCAGGGATATGTTTGAAGACTACCTGAAACCTATTCTTAGCGTTAGTTCAATAGACCTTACCCAACCCGCTACGATGATAAAGGCAGAGATAGTTGTTAGAAAACAAACTCACGAAAGACTCAGACGCTTTATGGATGAAATGGAATTACTTAAAATTGCAGCAGGCAACACGCCTGTTTCATATAAATAAGTTTTAGCCCACTTTTTAACAGGGCTTTATGAGCTGTCATAAACAGCATAATTATATGGCTGAAGAAGCTATTGTGAATGACGACACTTCAAACGTCACGGAGAACACCAACGATAACGGTGCGGCTGAGAATACCGAAGATATTCCCACGGTTGATGATTACCGTGCTTTGGAGGAAAAAACTAAGAAGTTGGAAGAAACCAACAAAAAGCTTTACGCCAGAGTCAAAGAAAGCAAACCCTTAAAAACAACTGTAGAATCTACTGATTTAGAAGGAATGGAAAAACGACTAGAAAAGAAGTTGGAGCTAAAAGCTCAAGGCTTTAACGATGAGGACATTAAGTTCATCAATGCTAATGGCGGCGATGTTAATAATCCTTACGTTAAAAACGCCTTAGCTTCGGTTAAGGTTCAGCGTGAAGCTGAAATAGCCGCTTCAATTACCTCTTCCGGTCAATCCGACATTGAAAAGAAATACTCTAATGATGAGCTTCGTAAGATGAGTCCTGAAGAATTGGCCAAGATTCTACCCCACGCTTAATATCTGAAAGGGTCGATACCTGAGGGTACCTGGATGATATTGTGGGTCATTAAAAATTTGTATGAGTTCCATTACTACGGGTCTAACGACCCTAATGAGCATCTACTATGACAAGGTCTTCCTTGACAGAGCAGAAGCTGAATTAAAGTATGACTGGGGGGCTCAGAAGAGAAACATCCCGTTGAATTCCGGCAAGACCGTGTATTTCAATAGATTTTCTACTCTGGCTGCTGCCACGACTGCTTTAACTGAAGCGACCAATCCGACTGCGGTTGATATGACTGCTACGATTGTGTCTGCGACTATCGCTGATTACGGCACCTACACGACTGTTGGTTCCTTGTTCTCTCTTACCTCTATTGATGAGAATTTGAAAGAACATACCGAGGTCTTGGGTTATAACGCTGGCTACACGATTGACTGCCTATTGGCGGCCACTCTCTCGGCTGGTGCGACTGCCCAAAATGTTGGTGGTGCCTTACTGTCTGCGATAACCGCTTCCACTACTCTTAACTCTACGGAGATTAAGAAAGCGGTTAGAACCCTGAAAAAGAATTTCGCTAAAACATTTGAGAACGGTATGTTCCGTGGCATTGTCCCGGTCTCCGCTGTCTATGATTTACGTGGAGATTCTACTTGGCTGTCTGCTCAAATCTACACGGATTCGAGTAAGGTCAAGAACGGTCAGATTGGTGCTTTACACGGCGTTGATTTCGTGGAAACGAACAACGAAGTTCATCAGACCTCTACTGTTGAGGTTTATGATACCTATATCTTCGGTAAGAACGCTTACGGTATGATTAATCTGGCTTCCCAGCCCGATAAATTCATCTACGTGAAGAATCCGACCGATGGTGATACCTCCAATCCGTTGAATATGTATTCCACGATTGGTTGGAAAGCCCACTTTGTGGCGAAAGTTCTTAACGCTAATTGGATAATTGCGATTAGAACTGGTGTGAGTGCGTAACGATTTTATTAATTTAATATCGCTTGGGGGGAGTTGGTCAGACTTCTCTCCCCCAAGTCTGGCAACGATATGAGAACAGAATTATTTGAGAAAGAGATTAAGAAATTAGACGAACATTTACATTTTGTAGAAAGTCCACAAGCACCTGATATGTTAGGGGTGTATTACGATGAGCATTTTACGGGGGTGTCTATTCCTAATGGAGAAATCTATGAGGACAGAAAGCCGGAATATCAAAACCCTTTTGGCACACCGCACAAGACAAGTGTGGTGGCGACTGCTCAAGTGAAAGAGTGGCTTGCTAATAAAGAAGAAAACATAGAATTAGATAAAGAAGAATAAGATGAAGATACTTTTTTCTAATCGCCCCAAGAATTTGTCAGAGGGTGGAGATTATGTCCAAATGGAAGCGACTGCCAAGGCTCTGCGGAGTAAAGGCATAGAGGTTGAGATAAACGACCAGCCGATTTATACTCCGGCCATTAAGTATCGCTCCTTTGACCTTATCCATACCTGGAACTTCTCAATGCCTTGGACTCCTTATCAGTTAGGATTGGCGTTTATGTATCGCAAGCCGACTGTCTGTTCAATGATTTACCACAACAGAGATGACTTTGTTAAATGGGAGTATCAGCAGGATATGGCCAATCATCTTGACGAGGCTGTGTTTCTAAATAACGGAGAGGTTGAACGCCTTAAAGACAAAGTAAAGATAGATGAAGCCAAGATAAATGTCGTTCCTAACGGGATAGACGAGTTCTGGTTCAAGAAGCTAAAGAAGCAAGATGTCAGACCCTATGTTTTGACGGTAGGCCGTGTAGAGAGCCATAAGGGGCAGTTAGGGGTCGCTAAGGCGTGTAGGGAGCTTGGAATACGTTATTTGATGGTTGGGGAAGCCAAAGACGAGTTATACCTTAACCTCTGCTTAGAGGAAGGGGCTATCCACGAGCCGAGCAAGACACGGGAAGAGTTAATTAAGATTTATGATGCTTGTTCTTGTTTCGTTCTTAATAGCAAGGCCGAGATTCAACCTTTGACGATAATGGAAGTGGGAGCAAGAGCTAAGAACATCGTAGTTTCTACCGGTTGTTTATGGAAAGTTCCAAATGCTTACTGGGTAGAGTGTGACGATATAAAACAGATTAAAGACGCTATTAAACAGGCGATAGTTGAGAAGCCCAATACTGAGCTAAGGGATTGGCTTAAAACACAAACTTGGGATAATGTAGCCGACCAGTTAATAGAAGTTTATAACAAGGCGATTTTAAAACATAAAGACCAGCCCGCCTTTACTTGGAAAGTGGGAGAAAATGTTTCTTTTATGGAAACGATGCGAGGGCGACACGCCGGACAGGATATTTATATTATAGGTAAAGGGCCGAGCCTTAAATACCTTACGAAAGAAATGATAGGCGAGGGCGTGGTTATCACGCTGAATGACGCCATCGCCAAGATAGAAGAACTGGATATACCGAATGATGTCTACGCAATGGAAAAAGACGGCTACTATAAGGACAATAAACCCTGTTTTGACACGCACGATTGTTCCATACATTCTATAATGCCAAAGAAGTCGGCACTTTTAGTTCACAAATGGGAGTCGCTTAATTGTATGCCCGACTATACACCAAGATATATCTTTGATAACGAAGAATTAGGTCTTAATCCACAGAATCCTTCAATGTTAAGTGCGATTATGATAGGCTCTTTAATGGGCTGTAAGAAGTTCCATTTCGTTTCTTTTGACGCTTTTCAGGGCGACCATAGAACCTATATTCCAGGAAAAGACATAACATTGATTGATGACAATGGTTATGACGGAATTTGCCAAATAGTACAACCCTTTTTAAAAGAGATTGATTATGAATGGATAACACCAAAACTATGAAATTCAGTTTAATAATTTGTAGCTATAATCCTAATAAGGAGTGGTTGGAACAAGCGATTAAATCTTGCCAGGGATTATTTGACGAATACATTTTAGTAGATGACGGAAGTGATGAGCCGATACTTTGTCCAGAGAAGTTCACTCTTTTAAGACAAGCCCATTCAGGCCTGTATGTGGCTCGCAATCTTGGTGTATCGGAAGCAATGGGTGATGTTATTTGTTTTTTAGACGATGATGATGAGTTTTTAAACAAGGTTCAGGAAATGAAAGACTTTGTAAAAAAGAACTACGATAAGGCGGACATTTTTACACACGATTACATAGCTTTTGGAGAGTTAAAAGACCAGTTAATTAAGATGGGGCATAACCCCGATAACATCTTAGATATAAATCAGTATGTTGGCACGAGTTGGTTTAAAAAGAATGTTTGGACTGATATAGGGGGATATAAGTCGCCGATAGTGGAGGATTGGGATTTCTGGGCGAGAGCCATAAAGAAAGGCAAGACGGTTATCGCTTCCCCCGTTGTTTTTTACCATTACAGATTAAGACCAGGTAGTTGGAGTTATGAGATGAACGATTTTAAAAGTGAGAAGTTTTTAAAAGCGAGAGAAGATGTAATAAGACGATACTATGAGTCCTAAGATAGCGGTAATTTCTACCGACTGGAATCAGAATCCTTATCGTAATAAGAACAATCTCTACGGAGGGGTTGGATATTATCGCATCTTCGCTCCTTATGGAGTCCTAAAGGAGCGAGGGTGGGATATAGATATTTATAATAAAGAGTTCAGCGACCTTTCAAAAGGAAAAACCTATGAAGAGTTCTGGGATTGGTTCACTAAGAAGTATGACATTATCATAACGAAAGCGATTGATAATCCTACCGCTGCCGCCCAGCTTTGCTTCTTTGCCCAACGCAACGGAACTAAGATAGTAATGGATTTAGATGATAACTATTTTGAAGTAGACCCCACACAACCTGCGTATAAATACTATTACCCAGGCAGTCAGAAACGAGCGTTCTTTGCCGCCTTTCTTTCTCAATGCGATGCGGTAATTACTTCTACAAAACCCTTGGCCGACTACTACCAAGAACACGCCAAGAAAGTTTGGAACAAAGATTTACCTGTTTATTGCTTTCCTAATTTTAACAGGGTGGAAGAGTGGCCGAAGTTTGCCAAGAAACCTACTGACAAGATTGTAATCGGCTGGGCTGGTTCTACAACGCACGATGATGACCTTAAACTTGTAATGCCCGCCCTTAATCGTCTAATGGGAGAATATCCTAATGTGTATTTAGAATTAACAGGCGGACTTACACCCGAAACCGCTCCGAAAGTGATGGCTTACTTTGAAGAAAAACAGATTGATAGAGTGGCTATTACTGGTGGAACTAATTGTTGGAAAGGATATCCCGAACTTTTAATGAAGAAGAAGTGGAATATCGGTATCGCCCCATTGGTTAATAATGAGTTCAATAAAGGAAAATCCCATATAAAGTGGATGGAATACGCAATGATGTCATTACCGTGTGTGGCTTCTAAAACATACCCCTATTATAAAGAAATTGACGGAATACATACTATTGTGGACGGAGAAACGGGACTTTTAGCCATAGATGGCTTGGATTTTTATAAGAAACTGAAATTCTTGATTGATAATCCAGATGTCGCCCAAAAAATAGGAGAAAACGCCAGACAATATGTGATTGATAACTGGCAGTGGGAGAAAAATATAGAGAAATTAGAAAATATAATTAAACAAATATGGCAACCCTCGCAGAATTAGATGCCCGTATCAGTTTCTATACTGGTGCCGACACAAACAACTTTACCGCCGCCCAGCGTTTAGCTGGTGTTAATCAGGCACAAGACGAAATAGAGTCTTTAATCCTTCGCACGCAAGACGATTGGGATTTTGACGATACCAATCAAGCCGCCGACCCGATTAAGTCTATTAATACGGTAGCGGGAACGCAAGCTTACAGCGTTTTAACGGCTGATGCTAACACGGTTCAGATTAAACGAGTGGATGTTTCTTATGACGGCACAAAATATCAGAAAGCGATTGAAATGGGTGATAGTGAATATACCAACGCCAACGACACGACCTCTATCGCCGCTTACTTTACTAAGGTAGAACCTAAATATAGGATGGTTGGTAAGAATATCTATCTCTACCCTATCCCCGATGCGAATGTAACGGCGGGTATTAAGGTTACTATTGGAAGATTGGCGGTTGCTTTTACTACCTCTGATTATTCTACTGGAACGGCTGTTCCTGGGTTTAATAGACAGTTTCACGATGCGATTGCTATTAAGACTTCGTATGACTATTGTTTTATCCGCAGTTTGAATAACGCTGGAGTGTTGGGTCAGCTTTGGGAGAAACAAAAAGCAATGATTGCTGACTTCTACAGCCATCGTATTAAAGATAAAAAATACTCTCTTCGCCCCCGTATAGTGAATTTTAAATAACTATGAAAGCCGAAGATTTAAAAGACATTAGAATAGGCGATATAGGAAATATCCAACAGGAGTTGGAGTCTTTGGTTACCCTGATTGAAGAGAAAGGCCAAATGGTTGATGCTCTTGATAAAACAGAAACAACTCTTGGTAAGCGGATAGACTCCTGTAAAGATGATATTTATAATCTAAGCGTTGATTTTGAACAAAAGATTAAAGAGAATGCTGGTTACATTGATAGCCATAAACAAGAGATAGAGAAGAAACTGGTTGATATAAAGAAGTCTATTATAAATATCTCTCTAACTCCCGGCAAAGACGGCGTTGATGGTATAGACGGAAAAGATGGAGAAAACATTAAGGGCGATAAAGGTGATATGCCCAAACATAAATGGGTTAAGACCAAGCTTTATTTTGAAAATCCCGATGGCTCTTGGGATAATGGCGTTGAATTGATGGGTAAAGACGGCAAGGGTGGTGTTATTAATCAACTCTTCGGTTCAGGGGGTGGTATTAAAGTTTTAAATAATGGCGTAAGCATAAAAGACCAGACAAGCAATACGATGAACTTTATAGGGACGGCAGTTACTCCAGCTTATAATTCTAATCTTCAAAGATGGGATTTAACTGTTACCGGAAGCGGTACTGGCGGACAGGTAAATACCGTGGTGGCCGGTACAGCTATCTCTGTTAATTCTACCGACCCAATTAATCCGATTATCACTAATACGGCTCCCGACCAGACGGTTGCTATCACGGCGGGGACAAATATCACATCAGTAACCGGAACCTATCCTAATTTTACAATCAACGCCGCAACACAAGGCGGTTCTTATACCCTCCCCACCGCCTCGGCTTCCGTTTTGGGTGGAGTTAAAATCGGTTCTCGTTTAACGATGACAGGCGATGTTTTAAGTGCTGATGTCCAGGCGGGTGGTGGAGATGTTATTGCCCCTGCCGCCAACACCGACTCTTACATCCCTCAATGGGATGGAGCTAATTCCAAGACTCTTAAAGATGGCCTTGCTGTCCCCGCTGGCGGGTTGGCCGGACTGACGGCGTTAGGTGGTAAAGCTGATTCTGCTCAAACATTTTATATAGGTACAACCCAGGTCGCAATTAATCGGGCGAGTGCGGCCTTATCCCTGGCACTTGATACTGGGAGCTTAACAATGACTGGCTCTTTGGGTGCGACTGGTGCTGGCAAACTTTTAAAGGGTTGGTTTATTGATTTAGAAATTACAAATTTACCAACAGTAAATGGTGGAACTCTTGCCACCGCCCTGGGTAACTATGGTGGATTTTTAACTTCTGTCACCGCCCACAACCTACTTTCAACTACACACAGCGATACGACCGCTGATAATGTGGTGAGAGGAGATATTATAACTGGTCAGGGGGCAACCCCTAAGTGGGCGAGATTGGCTTTCCCCGCCACTCCGACGGGTAAAGTTTTAATCGCCAGTTCTACGGATGTAGAGTGGAGTGCCAATGCCCTGGGGTCAGCCGCTTATACCGCCTCAACTGCTTATGCCGCCGCACTTTCAGGAACTATAAATGAAATAGCTTATTTTAGTAGCACTACGGGCATCGGTTCTTTAGCCGTTGCCACCTATCCCTCTCTCACTGAACTTTCATATGTGAAAGGAGTGACTTCAGGTATTCAATCTCAGTTGAATGGAAAACAAGCAAGTCTTGGCTTTACTCCAGAAGATGTCGCAAATAAATCAACGAGTATGACAACCGATGCTACCTCTACTACAAAATATCCTTCAGTAAAACTTATCAAAGACTATACAGATGGACTTGTTGCAGGTCTTCTTGATTATAGAGGTGCTTATGATGTTACTGGAACTAATGCCTATCCTTCCACTGGAGGTTCAGGAACAGCAGGAGCAGTGTTGAAAGGCGATATGTGGATTATCTCAGTAGCAGGGACTATGGGAACAAACATTGTTCAAATAGGTGACTCAGTAATTGCTAACACAGATACTCCGGGACAGACAGATGCTAATTGGAATGTGTTAAATGGAAATATATCTTATGTGCCTGAAAACGCAGCCAATAAAGTCACAAGTATAAGTGGAAGTTCTACTGATGTTCAATACCCTAGTGCTAAACTTTTATATGACCAACTTGCTAGCAAAATTTCAACTTATGCTTCTCAAACAGCTAAATACTTTTTAGCGGCTCCCAATGCTGGAGATGGTACACCGAGTTTCCGAGCCATAGTCGCTTCTGATATTCCAGCACTATCATACGCCGCACCATTATCTGGTACCATAAACGAAATAGCATACTTTGCTAGTGCTTCAACTATTGGTTCTCTCGCTGTTGCTTCTTATCCTTCCCTTACAGAACTCTCTTATGTCAAAGGAGTGACTTCGGCAATTCAAACTCAAATCGGGACAAAGGCGGCAACGGCTACTACGATGACTATCGCTGGCACAGCTGGACAAATAACTTCTTCGGTTGGAGCACAAGATTTATCTGCTAACCGAACTTGGACACTTTCCTTACCAGCGGATGTTTTAATCCCAACAGTTCTGACAGTACCAAATACAGGACTACATCTTTTAGATACAAACGCTTCTCACGATTTAATAGTTAAGCCAGGAAGTGATATAACTGCAGATAGAACTTTGACTATTACCACAGGCGATACTGATATGATAGTTAATTTAACCGCTACGACCGATGAGTATGTTTTGGCTTATGATGTAACAACAAATACTTGGAGAGGAGTTGCTGGAGGTGCAGGTGGAGGAGCAACAACTGCTTTAGATAACCTTGCAAGTGTGGCTATGAATGCACCACTTCAATTTAATAATTCCGCAGCTACATCTTTAAGTATCGCTGCTACTGCTAACACAGTTGTCGGTAGAGCTTTGACTATCTCGGCAGGTTCAACTGTCACGGCAGGCACAGCTGATATGGCAGGAGGGGATTTAACTCTAAACTCTGGACTTGGAAAAGGTACAGGAGCATCTTCAATCATCTTTCAGACAGGGAGAACGCTGACCACAGGCTCAACTTTGCAGACTTTGACGACTGCAATGACGATATTAGGAAGCGGCAACGTCGGCATTGGAACGACTAATCCATTAGTCAAGGCTCAAATTAATGTTAGTACAAATCAAAATTTAGGAATTCAACCCAGCACAACCCTGCCTTCCGGATTAAAAATTAATGCTTTTAATGATTCTGGAAATACCAATGTGCCGTTGGAATTAAACGGAAGTATTTTAGGATTTAAAATTGGTGAAGCAGAAAAAATGCGCATAGACGCTGCCGGCAACGTCGGCATTGGAACGACGGCACCAACTGCTGTACTACATTTAAAAGCCGGGACAGCTACTGCTTCTACTGCTCCCCTTAAACTTACCCAAGCTTCAGCCGTAGTTCTTACAACACCCGAAGCGGGAACTATAGAATGTAATGACGGCGATTTACTTTATTACACAATTAAGACTGGCCCGACCAGAAAAACGATTGCTTTTATAGACTCTGCTCAAACTTGGACAGGAGTTCAGACAATGACCTCGCCCTCTTTCACTACTCCAGCTCTTGGAACACCGGCGTCGGGGACTCTTACCTCTTGTACGGGTCTTCCTATTACTGGACTTGTTGCTTCAACCTCTACGGCGTTAGGGGTTGGGTCAATTGAATTGGGTCACGCTACTGATTGCACAATAGCGAGAGTTGGGGCGGGACAGATTTCAGTAGAGAGCATTGTGGTACCCACTATTAGCTCAACTAACACCTTAACTAATAAAAGGATAACCCAAAGAGTTGTTACTACCACAGACGATGCTACAGCTGTGATAGACGTAGATATAACTGACCAATATCAACTAACAGCTATTGCTAATGCCACAGAATTTGCTGTTACGGGAACACCAGTAAACGGACAGAAATTATTGATTAGATATTTAGACGCTGGCACAGCTAAAGCACTTACTTACGCTGCTAATACCTTTAAGGTAATCGGAGTAACCGCACCTACCACAACGGTAATAAGTAAAACGGGTTATATCGGTTGTGTTTATAATTCAGCCTCCAGTCGCTGGGAAATTATTGCGGTCGGACTAGAAGCCTAATCCTATGTTTAATAAAAAACTTATCACAAATAATACTACATCAAAAAACTTCTTTTTTTCTAAGGGGAATGTTTCTCTTAATTTTAATTTAAGAAACGACATAAAGGGAGATTTGAAAGACTTCTTAGAATTATTAAAAGTCGCTACTGAGAATGTAGAGAAAGAAATTAAATTATAATTTTATGCCAAATATAAAAGCATTAGTAGTCGGTGGCGGTGGCGGCGGAGGGGCCGGTATCGGCGGCGGTGGCGGCGGAGGGGGTTATCAATATAACGCCTCTTTTGCTGTATCTGGAGGAACTTATACCGTGACAGTTGGCCTTGGCGGAAACGGTGGTTCAGCAAACGGTAGTCCTCAATACAATGGTTATAACGGCGGAGATTCGGTCTTCAGCACCATAAACGCAAATGGCGGCGGAGGAGGTGCTGGCGATGGCAACACGGGTGTTAATGGGTTGAATGGCGGATGCGGAGGCGGTTCAACTAATAATAAAGGCACGACACTTATAGGCGGAACTGGCTCACAAGGATATAATGGTGGTGGAAGTTCAAATGCCACATATAACGGTTCAGGTGGCGGCGGCGGAACGGCCGCAGTCGGACAAGATGGAACAACGGGTAGCGGATATACTAAAGGAGGCCCTGGCGGTATTGGCACAATAAACACAATTTATAATGGTTCAAATATCTATTACGGAGGTGGAGGCGGTGGCGGCAGTTCTCTCTCTGGAAATATCGCCGCTGGTGGAACAGGGGGCGGCGGAAATGGCGGTGCGAGATACGGCGGAACAGTGCCAACTGCAGGGACTGCCAACACAGGTGGCGGAGGTGGCGGTGGCGGTTCGGGTAGTACTTATGACGCTGGTGCCAATGGCGGTTCTGGTGTAGTTATTCTTCGTTGGACTACCGCTGACTTCGGAACTTGTTCAATCACAGGAACAGGAAACGCAATCACAACTTCTGGTTCGGACTCTATTGCTACATTTATAGTAAATGGAAATATGACTTTTGTAGCACTAGGCAACCCTGGAGCTTTCTTTAACTTTTTTTAATTAACTAATAAAATATATGAGACAAACAATTAAAAAACATCTTATTTCATTCGCAGTTACATTCGTAGCAATGTTTCTGTTGTTTCTTGTTTGATAACGGGGAGAGTTAAATAAAATTAATTAATAATAAAATATATGGAAAACCACTCAATGTCGTTCACAAAAGAAAACTTAATAAAAATCGCTAAGGGGGCTGGTATCGCCGTTGGGGGTGCACTGCTTACCTATCTCGCCCAGTTTATTTCAGATACTGATTTCGGGCAATGGACACCAGTTGTCGTGGCGGTGGGAGCGGTTTTAATTAATGCTGGAAGAGAATTTTTAAAGAAATAATATGTCTACCAACGACGAACGTTTAGCTACCTTAGAAGCCCAATTTTGCGAACACGATAAAGTTATTACTTTAATGGGTAGCGATATTAGGGAGATAAAAGACAAATTGATGCGTCGTCCTTCTTGGGCGGTATCAGTTATCATCACCCTATTGACTGGCCTTTGCGTCGGTTTATCGGTATTTATTATAACGAAAATATAGTACATTATAAAATTGTAAAGCGGAAGGGAGGAGACCAGATTAAAAAATCTAACTTTGAGTCTGCGAGTCTCCTCCTCGCTTTTCCCTTGTTCCTTAAAATCAGTAGTCAAGTTATGTCAAGTCAAGTAATGTTATGTTAAAAAAAGAGTTAAGTATTCCTGGAAGCAATTATAATGAAATGGCTTTTCAGTGGATAGTAAATGAAAAAATGTCAAGATTAAGAGCGAGATTATTAAATCTTGCCGATAGTATTACCGAGGATGCCGAACGCAGGCGAGCAGTAAAAGGTTTAATAAAAGATTTTTGCGGTGAAGCTTATTATCCAATGTTGAGCAAAATAGAAGATTATCTCAAATACTTTAAAGTTATTGAGGGAGATAATTGTGAAATGCAACCTAAATTAGAAGAAATCATAAGAATTGATTAATATGAGGTTTAATCAGGCACGAGAGAATAATCGAGGAAGATGGTGTGATTGGGTTTTCCCTAAAATGGAGGAAAATTTCTTAATGAAATGTTGTGATTGTGGGTTAGTTCACGAAATACAATTCCAGACAGGATTAAAAAGCCATTGGAAGAAAGAACCTATATTTACACAGCTTCCTAAAGAAATAAAAGTATCGTTTAGAGTAAGAAGATTAAAAAAATAATTAAAGACTAAAACATTAAGTTGACTACTGATTTAAGGGAATAAATAGTTCATTTAGAAAGGAGGCTAAAATGACAATTCAACTTCTAATCTGCCTATTGGCTGTTAAGGAACTTGAAATCAAGACAGCCAACGAAAGACTTCTCCATTTAGAGGAAGTAATCTCTATCCTAAGTGCTGAGAATACCCAGCTCTATAAGGAACTCGCCTTGAAAATCAAGGAACCAAAGAAAGAAAAGAAAGTAATCGGATTTAAAATCGGATTTAAAATGGGAGAGGAATGACACACCGAAAACATCAGAATGTCAAAACAAAACACCATATAATTCCTCGTTCCAGATTTGGTAGCGATGAAGAATATAACATCTGTATGGTGGACGAAAAGAAGCACCGCCTTTACCACGAATTGTTTTCCAACCTAACTCCCGCCGAGATAGTAGAATATCTCATTAAAGAGTTTTGGAACGGAAATCGCAAGTGGATTACCTGAGCCAGCCGACTCGTTAAACCGGCTAATTAATTCATTAAGAATTGAAATATATGGAAAAACAACGTCAAGAATGTGATGTGTATAGTAGGGTCGTCGGGTGGATGACTCCAATTAAGAGATGGAATCCAGGAAAGGCCGCAGAGTGGACTGACCGAGTAGTATTCAATCAAGATAAAGCGTTAAATTAATATGTATGAAAATTCTTCGCCTAACGAAGACCATTTACTTAGCTGTTTTATTTGGTTTGTATTGTTTCTTGTTTTTTGGATTATTTTTACTCGCTTTATTGGTGATGGTATCTTTAGTTCTGCACTATATGGGTGTTTACTATCTTGGTTAATTTATAAAGTATATAACTTTTGTAGGTGTTGGAATAAGAATAAATAATATGGTAGAGATAGGAATAGAATATTTAAAACAATGGGATGCCCGTTGGAAAGACATTAAAATGGGCGATAGCCAACTGACTCTTGGTCGTTGGGGTTGCCTAACGACAGATTTAGCAGTAGTGACTGATTCGTTCGGATGTAAAATGACACCCGCCCAAATAGCTCAAAATAAAAAGAATTACGATTTAGGTGGTAATATTAAATGGACTTCTCTGGATTTTCCGACATTTTCATTTAGATGGGAAGAAGGAAATCAGTTTACTAAGAATCCAAATGCGGTTGATAAAGAAATGCTCAAAGCGTGGTTAACTCCTAATCTTGACAGAGCTTGTATTATGGAAGTAGCCAATGGAACGCATTGGGTTTTGGGATTATGGTTTAATGCTTATGATAATGATTTCTTAGCAATGGACCCGATGACTGGGGCAACGTGCCTGGTAAATAAAACTTACGGAGCGATTACTGAGGCCGCTCTCTTTGTGCGTTGGGATAAGACTAAAAATGGGGGAAAACAAGCTTGGCAAGGGCAAGGAAAGCCCGTGGCTCCACTTTATAATTAAAATATGTTGAAACAAATATCTTGTGACCAAATTTTGGGCGGATGGAGTCCATCGGAATATTTCACCCTTAAAGGACAATTCCAGTCCTCTGTTGGGATTGACCCAGAAATGCCAACCACGGACAGCAAGACTCGTCCTTCTGGTTTAATTCGCCCTACAGCCACCGCAAACATAGCAAACAATATGACTGGGGCTATGCTTTGGATGAACGGAACGAATAAAGATGCTCTGACTTACTTTTATAATTCTGACGGCAAGATAGGAACGATAGACGCTGCTTATTCCCTTGCTTACTTAAATTCTGGCAACGCCCTATCGGGAGCTGGTAATGGGGCTGAGTACTACAATAACTATCAGTACTATGCTTTGAATACAGATATAGCTCGCTACGGCCCGTTAAACGGAACCCCAACCTTAGCGGCGACTTGGTGGACTTCTTCCCCTCTTTCTAAGACGGCTTTATCAAACACTACCTATCCTTCTATAAATGGTGTGGCAATCCCTAATCATCCGATGTGTCGGCATAACGCTAATAACCGTTTGTATGTCGGTGATGTTTTAGCTTCTGGTATCGGGTGCGTTCATATGATTAATACCAAAAAGGGTACAGCAGAGGGCGATACCAATTCAACAGTTGTTCCCTCGGCTTATGACGCCTTAGACCTTTACTACGGTTGGTACCCGACCACTATCTGCTCTTATAACTCAATGATTGCTATCGGAGTGATTGACGGTGTCAGCACGACTTCTAAACAAAAGAACGCTCAAGTTATCTTTTGGTCTACGCTTGCTTCCGACACGGGCTACAATCTCGCCGTGGAACTTCCTGACCCGCTTATTACCGCTTTGAAATTCGTTAATGGAAACCTTTATGCTTTCTCTGGTTCGGCTACGGGTGGGATGAGAATATCTATTTATACTGGGGGTAGAACTTTTCAAGAGATAGCTTATTTAGACGACACCTTTCCTCCGTTTCAAGGTGCGGTGGATTATCTTGTTAATCGTATCGTGTGGGGTGGAAAAACCTCTACGCCTATTACCTCGGCTTCGGTGTTTGCCTACGGTGGTAAATCAAGAGCGATGGCGATGGGCGTTCACAACATTTTAAACAGCACTTCAGTGGGAACGGCTCCTATGGCTACGGCGGTTCATTACATTTCACAACTTCCGGCCGCTCAACCCGTGGTAGCTTGGAAAAGCACCGTTTCTGCGGCTTCTGTTTATGGAGTTGATAAGCCAAGCACTTCCTACGGCACGACTTGTTTCCGTTCTGAGATATTCCGTATCTCTACAGGAACGAACATAACTCGTATCCGTATTCCCATTGTGGGCGGTATGGCGGCCAATAAGTCCTTCACAGTTCAAGCCTATTTAGATGATGGTATTTCTCAATCTTCTCTGTGGACTGTTAATAACACCACCAACCCTGGGGCTTATTACATAGACATAAAACCTTTGCCTACTTGGAGATGTAATAATAACTTCTTCCTTGAATTTAAAAACACAGGCACGGCTCTGTGTGTTCTTGGACTTCCGATTATAATTACAATAGAAACTGAAATCCAAAATTGATGTCAGAAAAAGTATTTGAAAATTCATACCTTGACCCCTTGCCAACTCCGCAAGACGCTTTAGTAAGCAACGGAGATGCTTTTATCGCTCAGGGAAATGTCCAGTCGGCTAACTATTCGCCTGGCACGGCTTCGGGTTATCAACTCGGCGTTAATGGTGATGCTACTTTTAATAACCTTACGGCAACGGGAAAACTTACCGTCACGGCGGGGGGTGTTATCGGTGGCTTTGATGTTGGCTCAAACTATTTAAGAGATAACGCCAATTCTTTTGGTTTATCTTCAGCTATAACGGCTGGTGATGATATTCGTTTTTGGGCTGGTGCGACTCTGGCTAATATCGCCACCGCCCCCTTTAGACTTACGGAAGGCGGAGCTTTATACGCTTCTTCGGTTGATGTTACGGGTAAAGTAACGGCTACATCTGGGGCAGTATCTGGCTGGACTATTAACACGGGTGAACTTACCAGTGCCAATAGTAAGATAAAACTTCAATCCACTAATGAAAGAATTTTAGTCGGTGACGCCACCGACCCCTTAACAGGAACGGGTGTATTTATCGGTAAAAATGGTTCTGTTTATGAGTTTAGAGTTGGCGACCCTAACGGGAAATACATTTTGTTTGACGGTACGACTGGCTTTACGATGAACGGTATGTATCTCTCGCAAGCGGTTCTGGCTTCAATAGCGGCTGGTTCGGCAATTGAAATACAGAATTGGCAGTTTACTGGGACTTTTTCTTCAACCGATTATAGAGTTGTCGCTTGGACCGCAGGAACGCTAACTCTGGCCGACGGAACTACATACGCAATCTCCTCTGGAAACACGGGGAATATTGCGGCCACGACCTATATTTATTTTTCTTATATCGCTTCTCAGACCGTTCTTCAAACTTCCACTACCGCTTCAAATGCTGTGGGAGTAGGAAAGATTTTAATCTGTGTTGCTACGCCGAATGTTATCACGACCTCAAAGGCAATTTATCAGGTATTCGGCGGAACAGGGGGGTTGTTTGTTAATGGAACACAAATAGCTGATTACTCCATTACCTCGGCTAAAAGCAATTTGGCTCTTAGGGGTTGGACGCAAACCTGTGCTTTTTCACCTACTAATTCTACTAAAGTTAGTTGGGGGTCGGGAACATTTACTGCTTCTGATGGCACGGCCTATTCTATCTCGGCTGGTGATACGGGAACAATGTCGGCTAAAACATATATTTATTTAGATATAGCCGTTTCTGTTACCGCCTATCAAACAACCATCACGGCAACTACGGCGGTCGGTGATGGAAAGGTAATGGTGGCGATAGCTCAAAATAACACCACCGAGGCTACATTTTTTCTTTTAAATAATAATTCTTATAACATAGACGCTGCTAATATTGTGGCTGGTTCAATTACTACTAACGAGATTGCGACTGGAACTATTACGGTTGGTAATCTTTCTTTTGCCCCCCCTCAGGTTTTTACAGCAACTCCGACTACGCCTTATAATGTTGGGGACTTATGGACTGACGGCTCGTTTCTTAAAAAATGTATTACCCAAAGATTGACTGGTGCTTATCAGGCTGGCGATTGGGGGCTGGCTACTTCCTATACCGATGACACGGTAGCAAATAGTAAAATAAAAACCTTTTATCAAGGACACACTACCCCTGGCATACCGACTTCTATTTCGGCTGGAGATTTCTGGATTGATACTGATGATAACAACAAACTCTACAGGGCGACCGCTGTCGGCGATACTACTATTGCCGCTGGTCATTGGGTGGCCGTTCCTGACGGTAATAAAATTTCTGTCGCCGGAGCCGCTGCTGATGTTAATGCCAATGCCACGACTATTTCTGGAGGGCAAATTACCGCTAACACCATAACCGCTAATCAAATTGCGGCGAATACTATAACAGCCTCGCAACTGGCGGCCAACACAATAACGGCAGGGCAGATTGCGGCTAATACCATCACGGCTTCTCAAATAGCCGCTAATACAATTACAGCGGCGCAGATAGCGGCCAACACTATTACAGCCAACCAGATTGCTGCGAATACAATTACTACTTCTCAATTAAGCGTATCTCAATTGTCGGGCATATCAGCAGATTTAGGCACGATTACGGCTGGGAATATTACTCTTAACGCTTCGGGATATATTAAGGGTGGGCAAACTGCTTTCAATACTGGGGCTGGTTTCTTTTTGGGGTATGATACGAGTGCCTATAAGTTTAGTGTCGGAGATTCAGCGGGCGAATATATGGTTTGGGATGGGGCAGATTTAATTATAAAAAGTTCTACTTCTTATGGTGCTAATATTTATGGCTCTTTTGCCGACGCTAGTTATAAATTAAACGCTTCGCAAGGAGCAGTCACAGGTCTATTTTCCAAAGCAGGAAACGTTTTCACCTTACTTAGAAATGGATATTTTAAAACTTTAACAATAGATAGCGGATATACTTTAAAAACAAATGGCTACAAGGTTTATGCCTATACCCTAACTGGTGCAGGAACGGTTGATAATTCAGGCGGTGATGGAGGTAATGGCGGAGATGGTGTGGCAACCTCATTAGCGGTTGGAAACGGAGGAGCGGCTGGAACGGCAGGGACAATAGCTCCTGGCGGAACACTAGCGGCAGGAGTTATCGGAAAAGTTGGGTTAATCGGAGTAACTTGTTCTGGCAATGGTAGTTGGGATAATGGTCACAATGGAATAGTTGGCGATAATTTAAATCCTTCGCTCGGTTCTAATGGCTCCGCCGGCGGTAAGGGAGGTAATGCTGCTGCAACTGGTGTCGGCGGAACCGCTAGCACAGGAGGAACGGCTACAGCAGAAACTGTTTTAGTTAAAACGCCATTTGAAAATACCTCACTAACGGCTGGAAGCGAAGCTACTGGAGTTTATTATGTTTCTCCTATCGGTAGCACAAGCGTAGCAACACTATCATCCTCGGCTGGCTCAGGAAGCGGTGGTTCAGGCGGTGTTTCTTCAAATACTGGTGGAAGAGCGTCTAGTGGTGGTTCTGGCGGTTCGGGTGGTTCTGGCGGTGTAATTCTTATCCAATGTAAAACAATTAGTGGGACTTTAACTATATCGGCTAACGGTGGTAAGGGTGGTAATGGTGGAAATTCAGCAGAATATGCCGGTAGCAGTTCTCAAGGAGCGGGTGGTTCTGGTGGTGGCGGAGGTGGAGCAGGAGGAACTGTATTTCTTATTTATGAATCACTTGCCGTTGGCGTAACAGTAACTGCAACTGCTGGGAATGGCGGAACTAAGGGTGTAAAAACTACTTATGGCGGTAATGGTGATGACGGAACCGCTGGTATAGCTGGAAAAATATATAAACTAAAATTAAGTTAATAATTAAGGAAATAATTGAAACAATATGGCTTATACAGTCACAAACCCTAACGGCACAACTTCAACTTACAATTTACCCTCAACTTCTGTTGTCGGGCCTGTTGTTGAAACTTATAATGCCGCTTCGGGACAATCATCTTATCAAACTGGCCCAGGTTCTGGAAACTCTGGTGGAGGGACATCTCTGGCTTCTAATAGTCCGCAGGTTCAGAACTATGTCGCTAACCAGAACGCCTACGCTAACCAGAACAATTATGTAAACCCCGCTAACGGAAATCAGGTAATGGGTGCTAACGGCCCAGCGACCAATAACACGGTTAATGGTATTCCAACCGCTAATCAAGACTTCTCTATCAATCCGAATAACAAGTATGCGGATGTTTCGGTTTCTAACACGATAAGCGGAACTACCCTTGCTAAGGCCAGTACTGTCGCTGACAAAGCCCAGGGGATTGTTAATACTGCTCAATCTCAAACCAACGCCAAACAAAATGTTAATCAAACTCTTCAAGACGCTACTCAATTAGGCAAACAAGCTAACACCGCCTTTATACAGGGGGCGGTTATGGGTGCTTTAGGCAGAGCGGCTTCGAAAGATGAACTTACTCCTGGCAATCAATATAGCTTGGTTGGTCTTTCGGTTGGAGATGTGGCCAAAAAACTTGGTTATAATATTCCCGCCCAACAGGTTTCTCAACTTCCGGGGGCTAACACTTCTAATCCTGATAGCCAAAATACTCCCGACCCAGCGATTACCGATTTAACTACTGGACTTATTGATTTACAAAAGTTCCAAACACAATATCTTAATGACTGGCAAACAATAGTAGATAAGACAAATGCCGATGCTACTAATCTTACCAATGCCAAAGCTCAAGAAGCCGAGGGCGTTCAGGGGATTAACCAACAGACGGGCGTAGAGCAGGGGCTTCTAACTGGTGAGGCGGCGGCTTATAAAGCCCAAAACGATATTACCATTCAAACCCTTACCGACTTATTGGGGATAGACAATCAATCCAAATCAGATTTACAGGCTTCGGGGCAACTTCAAATGTCTATGATGAGTGCGGCCAATACCCTAAGAGAACAGATTTACAATCAAGCTAAAGATTTGAGAAGCGACCAGCAACAGGCTTTTACGAATATCTTGGATATGGCGAAAGTCGGTGCTTTTGACACAACCAAACTTACTCCCGCCGATACTCTTCAATTAAGCAATATGGCCAATGCTATCGGTATTCCCGCTTCTACAATTTTAGATGGTTTAAAATCAGTTCAGGCACAAGCTTTATTGGCAAATACCCCCGTGGCAAAAACAACCTCTAAGGTAAGTTCTTCTACTTCAAAGGCAACTAAATTTGTCTTAACAACCGCTATCCCTGAAATGAGCCAAGCGGTTCAATCGCAAGTCGGTGGAGAAGGCTTTATCTCAAAAGAAGATTGGGCGACTCTTTTACAGCAATGGAATGCGGCGGGCGGTTCAACTTCTTCATTCGTTAGTAATTTTAAAGGTTATGCTAACCCAGCGTTAGGATACGATTATCAAGGTATAGCTAAAAAAACAAAGTAATATGCCTTACGGATTTGGAATAGGAAATAACACTCAACCCAAGCAGACTGGGCAGACCGGTTATGGTTTTGGTATTAAGGGTTCTCAACCAACCATACCGACTACTCCCTCGGTTATTAAAACTCTTCCAGACTTTTTAGGAGGCGGTGCTTATAATTCTGTTTTCGGGCAACCAAATACTCTTGTTAATACTGGCCATTCAACATACGGAGGCGAACAGACACAAGCAGGAAAACAAAGAGATGATATTGTCCCTGTCGGCTTGGGGGGTGCGAATACTCAGGTGGAAAATATTAAACTTACTCCTTTAAAACAAGCTACTCAAGCAGATAAAGTGGAACAACAAGCTATTAACGATTTTAAATCGGGAAAATTAAGTCTTCCCGAAGCTCGTTTACAAGTTCTTACGGCCAAACAGCAACAGACCGCCGAAAGTCAAGGGGTAAGCACTAATCCTTATTCTCTTACTAATATCTTAAAGGGGGTTAAAAGTATTTTTCTTCCTACCGCTAAAACCGTTCAAAATTCCATCACATCCAACTCTACGCCCGCTATTTTACAGCAATCCAACAAGGGACAATTAGCGCAAGCCCTGCCCCAAACCACACAGGCGTTAAAAGATTTAAAAACTTCCGCTACCACCCTGCCCTCCGTATCTCACCAGACAGCGACTGATATTTTACAGGGAAAACAATCCCTAATACAATCTGGCGGTCTTCCAATAAGAAATGCTATCTTGGCGGAAAGTGCTAAAATTAAAGACGCTTTTGCTTCCTTTACTTCTAAGCAACCAGTTTCCACAAGTCAAGAAATATCTAGGGGTATCGGCGTAGCAACTGGATTGGCGGGTATCGCCTTTTCTCCTATATCGGGTCTGTTCGCAATGGCCAAAAATATACCCATTATAAATACACTCGCCAACCTTATTTCCCTCCCCTTTGCCGTTACGGGAGATATTGGCGGAAACATAGCCGTGAGTATTACCGATGCTCTTCCGATTTCTCCCGAAGCTAAAGATAATCTTAATGACTCTATAAAAGAAGCTGGCTCTTTAGCTGGACAGATTTTATTAGGCGGAGAATTAGTAAAAGGCGGACAGGATTTTCTAAAAGGAAAGGTGGCGGAACTCACCCCTAAATTCGGTGAAGACGGGGCGAAGACTGTTGTTGATGTAGCCGTTAAAAAAGCCCTAAACACCCCCGACGAAGCGATGCCTAAAGCAGAAACACCCTCAGAACCTGTTTATAATTTTGGAGTTAAAAAGGAAGCAGACCCCCTTACTCTTGAAGCCCAAAAGTATAAGACGGCGGAGGATTTTGTGAAGGCACAGGGAGAAAATAAACTATACCACGTTTCTAATAATCCTAATTTAAAAATAGATAAAAATTACAGTCCCAAACAAGGTCAACTTGGTAAAGGTTTTTATGTTACTAAAGACCCAGAAATATGGCAAGGTGGACAGATAGGTAAAAGACCTTATGTTTATGAAGTAAATACAAATAATTTGAAATTAGCAGATAATTACCCGACAAGAAATGAATTAATTGATTGGGGTAGTAAAGAAGGATATTATAAAAATGATTTTCTTAAAAAGCCTAATGGTGAATATGTTTTAGGTCAAGACGGAAAACCAATGAAAGTTTGGCAAGAAACACCGAAAGCAGAAAAGTTAATGGACTATAAAGACCCAATGACTGGAAATAAAATGTCTGGTCTTGAACAAGAATACCTAAAAGCAAAAGGATATGATGGGACTTCTGCTTCATATTCCCCAGATGGAGAGCAGGCTGTTATTTTTAATTATGATAAAATAAAATTAAGTCCTACTAAAACCAAATCCCAACTAACAGACATCTGGAATAAGGCACAGCAACCCGTAGAAACCGCTGATGTTAAAAATCTTACCTATGAACCAACGACCGCCAAAGCGTCTATCCCAGAAAGGATTAAAACCGAAACATTAGCACAAGGATTACAAGCCGATTTTAGTGGTATTAGTGAATACGATAAAGTAAACTTTAAAGACCAGGCAGAAAGGGTTAATCAAATCATTGAAAATAATCCAGACCAAGCAGTTAATATAGCCCTTGGCAAAGAACTTCCCACAAACGGAGCATTGCCGGAAAGTGTTTTTATAGCCGTTAAAAATCAAGCCCTTAAAGATGGTAATGTTGAATTATTAAGACGACTCGCCACGGAAGAAGGGGGGGTCGCTAAAGAAAGCACCATACTTGGTCAAAGGATTAAAATGTTAGATGAAAAAAAAACCGAAGATGCTTTTAGCCAGATTAATAAGGTAGTAAAAGAAAGACAAAAAGTTAAAGACAAAAACCTAAAGGATGAAAACCCGACAAAAACCAAATCCGATATTAAGAATAAACTCAAAGAAAAGGTGTCCAAAGAAAAGCCCAATAAATACGATTGGAATAAACTAATAGAAGAAATAGCTTGTAAATAAATATGTATTGCTTAATAAAATCAGAGGTAGTAAAACTTAAACAAGCCATCGTTGATGGTCGTCTTAATCCTGAAAAATTAAGCGAAATGTCTTCTGAAGAAACAAGGTCTTTTTTAGAAACAATACTTAGCAAGGATAATGCCAAACAGGTTAATATTTTATATGAAAAAAAACTCCTTCTAAAGAATCAGGAACGAGCTGTTTATAATCTATTTAAAGACTTGGCCGGCTTATCAGAAAAAGAAAAATCCGATAGAGCATTAAAACTTCAACAAAATCTGGAAGCTAAAAATACCAGACTATGGAATCCTGGCGAAGGAGATAAGGTATTGACAGAATTAGCGGGAGATATATATTCAAGAAGGTATCGGGCTGATATAAGTCTTGAAGAAACCAAAAAAATAATAGATTTATCAAATAAAGTAGACGAAACTAAACAATTAATAAAACCAGACTCCCCATTAAGAAGTCCGGAAAGAATACAATATGGCATTAATTATGTTTTACGCAACGATTTCGTTGGTGGCCTTATCGCTGATAGTAAGCGGATACAGCCGAAAGAATACCTAAACCCCGCTAATTGGGCGAAGGGAATTGCTAATTTGGGCGGAGCGACAAAGTCAATGCTATCTACATTGGATGATAGCTTTTTTGGAACACAGGGTATTAAAATGATGTATACCAACCCCGACCTATGGGGAAAACAACTTATAAAATCATTTAGTAATATAGGAAAGGAATTAAAAGGTCAAGACGCTATGCTTCCTATTAAGGCGGATGTCTTCTCTCGCCCACACGCCATTGACGGAACATATAAAACAGCTAAACTTGATATTGGTATTGATTCAGAAGAGCAATTTCCGTCTTCTCTCCCCGAAAGAATCCCATTGTTGGGTAGAGTATTTAAAGGAGCAGAATCAGCTTTTAATGGAGCGGCAATGAGATTAAGGGCAGATTATTTTGATAGAATGTATAAATGGGCTGATAGTATAGGAACCGATTTAAAGGATAAACAAAACATAGAGGGTCTTGGTTCTCTTTCTAATTCAATGACTGGTCGTGGAGATTTAGGTCGTCTTAATATGGTTGGTAAAGAAATAAATCAATTATTCTTTGCTGGTCGTTTCTTAAAATCAAATATAGATACTTTGACGGCTCATTTATTTGACCCTAAGGCTCCGGTCTTTGTTAAAAAAGTGGCGGCTACAAATCTATTAAAGATTATCGGTGGGGTGGCTGGTATTATGACTATTGCTAACATTCTAAACCCAGGAAGTGCGGAAACTGACCCTCGCTCCTCAAACTTTGGTAAAATAAAACAAGGCAATAAGACGGTGGATGTTACGGGTAAGATGGCTTCCCTTGTTACGGTTGTATCTCGTCTTATTCCTACTTTACATAATGGTCAATTAGGATTCTGGACTAAATCAGCCGACGGGACTTACAGAAACCTAACCGATGGTAAATATGGAGCTCAAAATGCTTTGGATGTTTTTGAAAGTTTTTGGGAGGGAAAACTATCCCCTCTCGCTGGTTTAATGAGAGATATTTGGAAAGGAAAGAATTATAATAATAAACCCGTCAATCCTTTTAATGCTGGAGCTGGATTAATTACTCCAATGGGCGTTCAACAGGGTATCCAAGATTTTCAAGATACTAAAACCGGAAATCTTCCTTATTTAATCCTTGATGCTTTGGGTTTTCAAAATAATGTTCAAACACCGCTTAAACCATCAAAGAAATTAAAATAATATGGATTCTCTATCAAACTTAAAATCTGTCCTCGGTATCCCCCAACCTTCTTTAAAGGAAGTTTTGGGTATGCCAGACCCGCTTAAAGAAGTATTGAGTGTAGACAAACCACTACAAGTTGACCCCAATCTATTCAAACCAGTTCCAACCCCAGCTCCAGTTAAAAAGCCCTCTATAATGGATAGAATAAAAGGCTTAAAGGATAGGATAACGAAGAAATAGGTTAAAACACAAAAGACGCCGATTTAAGCGTCTTTTTGGTTAGACAGCCACTATATCCTTTTTGAGGGTTAAATCGCTATAATCAAGCCGTAGGGGATACAAATGGCCTTCCACGAGCCGTTTAAAACTCTCTTCCATCATACAAGGCTCTTCCGTTAAAAATCGGGACTTGATTAAAAGTGAATAATCCATTTTTATAAAAGTGTCCTATTCCAAACCCCTGGTGCCAGTCTGCTGGTTCGCCTTCCATATATTCCATATCCTTTTTACACATACAACCGCACTCCATCCAAATATGTGGTTTATTAACATTGTCTTTTCTAAATAGTCCAAATCTGTGGGTATGTCCGCTAACTCCGCTTTGACCTTCTTTTTCAAACTCCGCCTTAGCGGTGTATGATGAAAACTTTCTAACAACCGACCCGTGCTTGATTACTATCCCTCTATGTTCAAGTCTTCCTTGCGAGCAATAGGAGATACCGAGATTTTTAAGTTGTAAAAGACTTTCTATTGTGAGGTCTCTTAGCCCGGCCAGCTCAGGGGCTTTTGTCCAAAGATATTTCTGTAAGCGATAACAATGGTTTCCCCTCACTAAACATATCTTAGCTTGTGGGTTGGCGTTCTTAATCTGTTTCAGAACACTAATAGAGTCGTCTATTTCGTCTTGGGCTTTAAGGGCGGTTTCTGGGTTCTTAACGAACCGAGCAAAAGCGTAAGCGTCTATCAGGTCGCCGATTATAAATATCTCATTTGGTTTCCACCACTTTGTAAAAGAAAGAAACGCCATTAAGCACGCAGGGTCTTCATAAGGAGAATGAAAGTCGCCCACAAAAACCACTTTTTCTGTTTTACCCATATATAGCCGACAAGCTGGCTGGGCGTTTATTTAATGTTTTAATTTATTTTTAAGCAAAGACAATATTTGATTAAACATTTCTTTATGATTTCTTGTATTCCAATCGTTATTTTTAACATCACAAATTAATTCTTCTATTAAATTTGAGAGAGATTGTAAGAGGAATTTTCTTGCCTCGCTCCTACCTATTTTCCATTTACCGTATTCTTCAATATTCAATTTATCAAACTTTTCAAGCACGCTGGATATGTAGTTCTTGTGTCTTGCTTTTTCTTCTGCTATTGGGTCGTAATGAGTTTGACCTTCTGGTAAGTCTTTGAACATATTATTTATTTATTCATAAATTATCTTAATGCGTTGTTTTAAGGCGACAGCGTGTTCTTTCTTAGCCCCGACAGAGTTCTTCCACCCTTTCATCATAACCACGACATCCATCCAACAAACTATCTCGCAATCTCTTTTTATCCAGTCATTAGTGGGAATAATTCCATCCATCATAAAGGAGTTGGCGTGAGGGCAGATTACGGTATAGCCTTTCTTCCAATACTTAATAGCCACCTGTCTGGCACGCTCTATGTTGTCATAGACTTCGTTAGGCGTCTTAGCCCGATACGGGCCGGAGATGTAGGCTAGCATATTATTTTATACAATAAATTGTCATCGTTATCCGACTGCCAAGTTTATCCCTTTCTCTTCTTATTTCCACAAAATCTTTTAATAACATTTCTTGCGCTAATTTATTTGTCATATTCCCTAAAAAAAGATTTTCATTATTAGTTCTTCCTGAATATTCCATCATTTCATTACTAATAAATTGCTGGATAGAATATTGTTGTATTCTGTTTCTAAAAGCCCATTTAATCAACCTTCTAATAATTTTGTTCATATCATTTATCCTTTAATATCTTAAACATATAAGCCATTGTGTTGAATAGAATGCCATTACAAGCGTCAAGGATAGTGTCCCGGCCTTTGTAGCCCCTATGGAACTTCCAAAGGTCAAGGTAATGGCGGCTCAAAGACTTCATACAAACATCTAAGTGCTTCTCCCCGAACAGGTGTTGCCAGTTATCGCTATCACGCACGCCGTCTGCGGTTTTACGATGCTTCATCATATACTCGCAGAATGACTCTAAAACGATAGGTGATAGAAACCCCTCTGGGTCTATCTTATCTTGGTCGTTATCTCTTGTGGCTCCTTTTTTGAACACTCTCATATTGTTGTATTTGCTTAGTTAAGATTTGTAATAAGTCATCTATCGCAACATCTGTTTCCAAAAGCGTCAGATGAGCGTCGTTTCTCTTTTTGTAAATCTCTTCGATTCTTTTATTAATTTTCATATGTTTCTATTTCAATTTTAATATTCCTTCCGTTTGATACTCGCTCAATTTCTATTTTGTTCATATTTTCAAGTCTAATTATAAGTCTAATTTCTTCTTAATATCATCCATACAAACCGGATAATAGTTATTGGCTTCTACTGAAATATCAAATTGGTTTTCTCTTGGAGTGAGTTTGCCGTGGGAGTGTCCGAATAATTGGATTGAACCGTGAAAACTTCTCGGCCAGGTGCGCATATTGTAATGGCAGACCACCACGTAAATACTGTCTATTTTTTTCTCCCATATTTGGTCGAAATAATCATCACCATATGCACCATCCATCCAATAATCGTGGGAACCACGCAAGAATATATGTTGACCGTTTAATCTCCTGATATATTGTTCCGCATCTTTCTTTAAAGTAAAGTCTCCCCCGTGAACAAGAAAATCTCCCGATTTTACTAATGAATTACATCTTTTTATAATTTCATTATCCATTTCTTGTACATCCTTGAACGGTCTGTCGCAATACTTTATAATATTTTCGTGACCGTAGTGTTCGTCGCTTATAAACCAATATTTCATAAGGTTATAGCCTTAATTATCTATCTCTTTTTTAAGGGTGTAGCCTTACGTTTTTTATCTCTTACCCCCATAAAGAAGTCGTAGGCCTCATTCCAATACTCTATAAACTCATCGTCTTGAAGATGAAATGGGTCAGCCATACGCCCCTCCGCACCTTCGCCCATTCCCTTTTCAAGTCTAATAAACTCTAAGAAGTTAAAGATGGTTTGGCCATAACGCCAATCCGAGGGAATTTGTAGCGTGATTTTTTTCATATCTTTTTTATTACTTATTTGTATCATTTTAGAAACGCTTGTCAATGTTATTCAATTGCTTGTCAATATCAATAGATGAGGTTTTAATCCAGGGTTCAAGATTAGACCCCGTGCCATTCTTAATATAAGCCTTTTCCAATAAGACGAACGAAACTGGACATATCCCTTTATATTATCCCCTAATAAGATGAGGGGGTTATTTTAAGTTTTCTATTTTTAAGACACACCCCTTAGGAATTGAGAATATTGAACCGAAAGAAACTGCCTTTTTATCTTCAAAGTGAATTGAATTGGCTATATAATAATTTAACTTAGTTTCTTTAAAAAGATAACCAACGGAGTAGAAATACTCACCTTTTTCTGATTCGTTAATATCTTGTTCCAACGCTTGATATGTCCACCACACAGTCTTTCTCATTGTGCTGTCAATCCAAGTTATTAAGACCCTTTTATAAGTCATTGGTTTTAAATTCATATCACTTTAATTTACTTAATAACCACTCCTTTGTTTCTTGGGATAAATTCTATACTCAATAAAATCAGAATAAGCTTGTATCTTCTTTTTTCTTCCTAACAGCCATTTTGTTTTCAAAAACTTTTTTGTTATTACTCCGCAACCCTCCTCAAAAAAAGGTATAGGGTTAAACCCATTCTTGGTTACAACCCACCAATCCCAATCTAACCTTTGCCAAGCAACCCAAGTTCCTCTTTCCTTGTGTGAACCAAGATATTCTTTTGCTTTTGTAATTTCAGTCATATCTTTTCAGGACAAGCCTTAATAATAATCTCGCTTAGTTGTTGGTCTATTGGGTCTTTTGGCATATTATTTAAGATTTTTTGGGATTGGGAGGATTAGAGTTTAACCTCCACCGTCACAAAGGTATCATTTTTAGAACCTCCGTGAGCTACGGCCATTATTTCTACAATTTGAAATCCTCTTTCTTTCCCAAAGCCATTAGTATTCCAACCGAAAGAAATGGCATATCCACCTGGCTTTATTTTTTCGCACATAGCAGTTTTCACTCCTTCATAAAACTTCATTGAAGTATTTTCTTTCGTGACGGGCTGTCCTAAATTAGTATAATGTTCTTTAACTTGGGTAAAGGAATAAGGAGGGTCAAACAAAACACCATTATAACGGCCGTTTAATCCTTGGCAAAAGGCGATTGCTTCTATATGAGATTTCGCTTTTCTTATTGGATTGTGGTCGTTAGTAATCTCCGCTGGGCTGTTATCACCAGCAAACGGGTCAACCCAGCCAACTCCGTCTTCAACATATTTCTCTAATAAAGTTTTAATCGGATGAATAGTAAATGTCCAGGCCGATGGCATTGCCCAAACCCTTGAGAATATAATATCCAATTCTTCAAATTTTCCTTTATAAAGTTGTGCTATTTTTTTATTCATATCTTTTCAGGACAAGCCTTAATAATAATCTCGCTTAGTTGTTGGTCTGTTGTGTCTTTTGGCATATTAGTTATTTAAAAAATTAATAAAAAGCACAAACGCCATCCAGATTATTATAAATTTTATACAACCCCAATCGCCACTTTTATTATTTTTTATCTCTTTTATTATTCTATCTTCTTGTTCTTGCGTCATATCTATTTTGAATTATTAATAGCGTCAATGGTTTGTTGGCAACAAAAATTATATCCATTAACATAATCATCAGAAATCGTGTTACTTATTGTTTGCCCGTTGCCAAAGGGAGTTGTTTTGGTATAAACATTTCCTGCTTTTTTTTCTTTTACTTGTTCCGGCACACACCCCAAACATCTTTCCCTATCCGCCTTAATTACCTTTTGGAGGGAGGAACGGAGGAATTGTTCTTGGTCTGCGTATAATTCTACATATAGATGTTTTAGGGCAATTTGATTTAATTTGAATAAAAACTTTTTATCAAACTCCTCCATTATTGTTTCTAAATTGTCTTGGGGCATATTTTTCTTCCCAACTATTGGTTGGGGGTTAATAATTATCAAAGTTTCTAAGAACTAAAGACTAAGGGCAAAGGACAAAAGGTCTAAATTCAAAGTTCAACTTGCGAGAGCGGCAGGACCATCGGAACCGAAATCGCCACCAAGCCAGCCGTCGTTCCAGCCCCACCCGGAACCATCCCAGCCGAGGCAACGAACGTAGAGGTTGTCACCGGAGCCGCGATAAATCGTGCCCCAGAAGAAAATGTATTTACCCTTCCATTTCTTCGGAATAAGTTCGGGGTGAGCCAATAAATAATCCAAAACATTGGCATTTAGGACTTTCTTTCCCTTTAACTTTATTATTAATTTATTTCCTTTTACATAACCGTTTTTTTGTTCAATATCCAAATAAAGAACAATTTTAGACAAATTAACCTCACCGTTCTTTTTATGTTTTTTAATAGTCCAATTATATCCCTCAGGGATTATTGGTTCGTCGTCCGAATTAAAAATATTAGAGTTGTCGGGCTTTTGTTTTTTAACCGCTTCTCCAGACTTGATTAAAAAATCAATAACTCTATCAATTTCTTCTCTCGTTGGTTTGTTTGTGTTGTTGATACGCATATTAATGTTTTAATTTATATATAAAGATTTCCCACTCTAATCTTATCTTGCTGATAAAAGAGTAGTATTTCCATCTTTTATATTTTCTCGCTTCGGCCATAGCATCACGCATATATATTAATATTTAATAAATAATCTCACCTCGCTTCCCCGATATTGCTCTATCGTTTTAACTCGTCCGGGGACACCCCGGACCAGAAGTGAGAAGCGAGGGCGGTCTTATTGCCATTTGATATTTAACGGATAATGGCGAAACCCGACTGGATACTCGTAGCAAGTCTGACCCAGCAAGGATTAATATCGAGTAAGGAGGCGACCGAACCTCACATATTCGTAAGTTAATCCTCTGTCGCCTGCGGTCATCAGTTTTGCTCGTCCGAATGCCTTCTGGTTCGCTATGGTAATAAGTCTTGTCAGCATACGCTTATTTTAGACACCAAGAAGCGTGTCGGCGATTCTTAAATTGACGGCCAATGGCCTGACCGAAAGAGAGCCGGGGCCCTCACCGCAGGAGACAAAGGACTAATTATTTAATTTTTGTCCACAATGAGGACAATATTTATAATGTAAATTTATTGGACAATCACACATTTTCGGTTGGCAGGTTCCACCCCAGGCGGTTGGGGCTATTAAGTATCCACCGCACTTTTGACAAATTGTTTCACAAGTTATTGGTATCATATTATTGTCCCCCTATCCCGACCTCGATAAATTATCAGGAGCAGGGGAGGAGGTTATTTAATTACAGCTTCATAACTAACACCATCTAATTCTACTTTGACAGTTTTACCACTTAAACTTTTCTTTTCATCTTCAATGGGTTCAATCTTATAATCTCCCAAGACATACTGATTCTTCCAGTAAGTTGAGCCGGTCTTATCTGTTATTTCGGTTATTTTTCCGCTGTCATCACCGCCGATAAACCAACCGAGAGTAAAAGACGCTTTAAGTTCTAAGCAAGCGTCGCCAGAAACCAGAGCGTCGCCAGAAACCAGAGCGTCGCCAGAAACCCGAGCGTTGCCAGAAACCAGAGCGTTGCCAGAAACCAGAGCGTCGCCAGAAACCCGAGCGTTGCCAGAAACCCGAGCGTCGCCAGAAACCCGAGCGTCGCCAGAAACCCAAGCGTTGCCAGAAACCAGAGCGTTGCCAGAAACCAGAGCGTCGCCAGAAACCCGAGCGTTGCCAGAAACCAGAGCGTTGCCAGAAACCAGAGCGTT